CCAGCTTGTTGCTTCAGGTCAGCGTACAGGCCTTCCATAAGGTTGCCTGTAGGGGTAGCGCAGTAGTAAGCATGTTGAGCCACTCCTTGAGCGTTTGCATGGCGTGCATCGGCGTTGGCAGACACATACACTTGATATTGCACCTGATCCTTGTTGCCGTGAATGTTGGTAATTCTGGCATACGCCTCCAGAAAAGGAACGCCTATGTCGCTAGTTTGAATTGAAATTTTTAATGCCATTTTTAACCCCTTAGTTAAGCTCTAAGTTCAGTTGCTTCTAGCTTTGCAACCCACTTAATGGTTGTTGCCGCTTGTCCCGTGCATGTAACGGCTAGTCCCCCGTTCGTGGTGTCCGCAGAGATAGCCACCGCCCAAGAAGATGCTCCTGTATCTTGACCTACAAGGTTTAAAGAAGATTGAACAATAACAGTGGTACCAGCGCCGGTGCTGCGTTTTATCAGGCCCTCAAAGGACCAGGCTGAGGCGCTACCATTACTTGTTACACGGCCAACGATAGAGCCTTTAAAATAATAAGCAGCACTGTCTTGAAGTATCAGCTGGTTGCTGGTTCCTGCACTGCTTGAGTTACTTCTTAAGACGGTGGGTGTCGCATCCGTAGTTTGACGGGCCAAGACAAGTGTTGTGCTTTGATTGTTTCCGCTGTTACCACCGGTAAATGGATCGTCTGAAGCAGGGGTCACAAATAGTCCAACTATCGAGCGCCCAAACCCAAAACTTCCACCAATAACAACTGCACTATCCCCGTTAGAATTGCTACCTTTTGAACTGATGCAACCAGCATAACTACCTGAAGCGGTGCCCGAGCCTACACACATTGCCCTTTGTCCTGATGCGGCAGTCTGATCCCCCCCAAAAGCACCCGAGTAAGCCCCTGTAGCTGTTGAACCAAAGCCAAGACTAACCGCCCCAGCTCCACTTGCACTAACAGTATTTCCCAGCGCCACCGCCCCTGCATTGGTTGCTGAACTCGGGGAAACATCAAACGATGCCCACCCGGTTCTAAGTGTTCCTGAGCCCCCGGGACCAAACGAAATGAGGTCTTTTGAATAAAACAAAGTTTGTGACTGGCCCGGCCCTACGGTGTACAAACCAGTATCAAATTCGCCTCCAGTACCCGATCCACTAACGTCGGAGGACTTTAGCCTTAAAGACTGAGTACCGCTTCCATACCTGGCATTTACTACCGTTATTACTTTGCCCTCAATCGGCGCGGAGGGCAGATAGACGTTTATCCAAAGGCTGTTGGAGTCAGCATTTCCACCAGTCTTAAAAAACTGTATTGGAGCACAGTCATTTGTAAGGCTAACGGAGTTCCTTGCACTGCCCCCGGGTATTGAGTTAGAAAAATCCCAGACCTTAATACCGGGAGTATTTTCGGAGTCAAAGCCCGTAAACATCAATAATCTCCGCCAACAGCCGTCAAATGAAATCCTGCCGCCACCGCCGTACCAAACGTAGCGTACACACGGTAGGCAGCAGGTAGGCTGATATTTAAGGGCAGAATAATGTCCGGCTGTTCCGCAGTCTGAGATACTGATGTTGAATTCAGTGTTCGCTCAAGGTATAACGTATTGTTAGCAGCTGTACCAGTAGCAGAGCCGTTGTTAATCCAGATGCGGATAACAGTCTGTACGTTTGTGCCTAAAGCGCGAACTTTAATAAAGTCTAGGCGTGAACCTTCCACAGCACCTGCTGTTTCAATTGGGCCGTAGATCGTGCCGCTGGTCAGGTCTGTGGTTGTGTTAGCAGCTAGGCCGGGAGTTCCCGCAGTTGCACCAGCGCCGCTTACCCAAGTAACAGCAGGGACTTTGGGAAAAACAGGTGCGGTATTCTGTGCCATTACATTGCTCCAATCATCCAAGTGTCAAGAAGTGCTTTTGGTGGAGAGGCTCCACCTGCTGCCGTTTGAAAGCTGGCTGCTACGTTAGCGCCATTAGAAGTCAGGACCTGTCCTGCTGTACCAAAGTTATTACTTGCCACAACAGCATATTCAGCGGGGTACGTGACGAAAACGTCTTTTGTACCTGCAGAGAATGTAACAAGCGATCCAGAGTTGCTGGACTCTAAAACAGTGTCTCGACTAAGCGTAGTGCCGGAAGACGTATACGTGCCAATGCCGACCTCCCACTCCGTAGAGGGGGACTGGCCGACAATGGCGTAATAGGTTACGTTGGCGTTGCCAACAACCGAGAAAGACTGAAAGCCGGAGACAGCCCCGGCTAGTGTTATGGTACCCGTACCCGTGGAGGTCGTGGTTTCCTTGACCCTGTCCTTGAGTACGAGTGCCATAAATTACGCCTGTTCTAACTGAGCCTCTGCAAACCAGCGTTGCGTGGTGTTGCCATCAGCATCGATCCACTCAATCAGGTAGAAAAAGTTGCCGTCTTCGTCCATGCGCAAAGCTTGAACTGCGCCTTCTGGGATGACCGCGATCAATTTGACGTTATCGCCTTTTTTAAACATTGTTGCCATGTTGAACTCCTAATTAGGTTGCTGTCAAGCTGAATTGGTAAGTCACGTTCAATGTATCACCTGACACCACCGAGCGATCGCCGGGAGATGTAAAGTCAGAGGCAGAGAACAAGGTGCCGGTAGTACCGGACTTGGTGCTGTTGCTGATCAAAAACGCGCCAGCAATTGTAGAAGTGGCGTTGATCGAAAACGAAGCAGGGGACGCGGAGTTAGTCTGCACGGATGGGTTGGCTGTGGTGGCCGTACCAAATGTAGCCGCTGGGCGCGTAGCGTTGCTGTACCCGACGTTTTCAGTCCAACCAGCGTGAGAGGAGGCGGTGTCGCCAGCCGCAATCGTAGTGCCGGAACCCGGACCAGTTATCAGACCAATAAACCATGTTGCGGTGTACGAACTACCCGCAAAGTACTTAGCGTTCATGTCTTGCAGACCGACGTTCACCACCAGGTTGTGAGAGCTTTCTTCCCACTTGAGTTTGCCGTCTTTGTCGAAGCACTGGAGTGTGTAGACACCACCTGCGCCGACGCCCTCAGTTACTGGCTTGGCTAAGGCCAGTGCTGAACCAACGAAATCGTTGGATGATGCTTGATTTTCTAACATTTGGTGCTCCTTTTAAGCAGATGGGTCAATTCCCTAATAACAAGATTTTTACACAATTCTGATAATCGCGCTAGTAGGCTCGTCAGGGGGAAAAATAACAGTGAAGGTGCCGTTGTTAGAGACTTTTGGGCCTCCAAAATCCAGCACGCACACCGCCGGGTTCCCAGCGGCCGAATCGTTGTAAATCAACGCGCCGGAAGCTGTGATGGTTGCACCTGTAAATGACAGGTCAACGAAATCCGTCAACGCTGTCGTTCCAGAGCTTGTAGGGGTAACACTGGTCAAAACGCCTCCGCCAGCAGCGTAGGTGCCGGAATCAGGCACCTCGTTGCTTGCTGTGTAAGCCGTTGTGGCAGCATCAAACGTGGCGCTGCTGTTGTATAAGGCCAGTTTAAAGGTGCTTCCAGTGCCAGTCGTGAAGTTGTGAACGGCGCGAAGCAGCTCCACTTTAAAGCTGGTGCAAAGGTAGTTGCCTGAAAACGCCATGGTTACGCCTCTAAAAGGTGGACAAGGTCAGGGTATCCCGCTTCACGCAAACGGTTTGCAAGCGTCAAACGGTCTTGCTGCACGGCCTCGTGAAGGTAGAAGGCTACTACCCCCTTGACTGACTCTTTGAAGGCCCTCGCCTGCGCCTGTACGGAAGGATGCGACTGGTCCCCAACGTAGATGATCTTGTCTGCGGCGCGAGCAGCAAGCTCTTCTGTAGTCCAGCCACGATTGTGCGTGGTCTCGACAAAGACGCTGCCTACATTTGTGGATAGAGGTGCTGTGATCATGGGCCTGGCGAATCCGATTTAAGTGGAACGCGGAGCATGCCATCACGGTACTCGTCGCGACGACGACGGCCTTGTTGCTCAACACCCAGACCCTGTATAGCCTCTTTGTAGGACTGACGAAAGTAAGCCATCATGTCGGCTGGCCCCTTGGTGTAGCTGTAGGCTTGAATTAAGCAGGCATACAACAGTGCCTCAGGGGCATTGATGCTGATCCAAGTCGTGGGGTTTGCTGAAGAAATCTGGGGAGGACGGTAAATGTACCCAAGCTCCACTGTGTAAGACGCGCTCGGGGTCGGTGCCACATAAAAAGTGCTCTGGTCCCACACCGAATAATATTTCGGCACTCCAGTAACTGACCCGTTTGGCCAGTACTCTTTCATGAACGAGGTGTCCCTGAAATCCAAAAACACCTGGTCTCCTGCTGCAGGGGTAACCAG